TCATCTTTGTTATCTGTATGAATACCCACACAACGCACTCGCAAACGGCCAAGTTTCTGTGGGTCTTGCCTGTCTTCAACTACGCCGTTGAACCATATAAAGTTATTTTTCCCTAAAAAATTATTGTCGTACATAAAAATTTTTCCGATATTGCTCGCCTTTTAATACGCTAGCCATACGCATTTATTTACCATTTAATTTATCCTTACGCACACCTTGTAAATACTTTGGTGTATAGTCTTTACTCTGCGTCCACTTACTTGCTAACTTGCGTCCATACCTTTTACTATATGAAATCAATGACTTAATTCTGCGCCAGAAGCTCGTTTGAGGTCCTTTCTGACCACTTGAAGACAATCTGGCAACCTCTGACCTACTCAAAAAAGTATAACCTTTCAGTTTCTTTCTATGCAATCTCTGAGCGTTATTACTGTTCTTTCGCTCAGATAACCATATATAGCATTGTCCTAACATATCCGCCTCTACATGTCCTGTTGTAATTGGTCTTACATAATCTACTTGTTGTTGTTTTTTACTCATATTCCTCATTCTATGGCCAGCTACCATTTAGGCGCCGGATTCTCTTAAATTCTTAAAGTATTTCACTTGCCCTCTGTATTTCGTATATATTGCCGTCCACCGTATTGCCTTTACCTATCTGATTTAATGCGTCTTCCTCTGTCGGATATGGCGTGGAAACAGCGTCCTTGAAACATTTGAGTATCATTTCATGCCTTTGTGACTCGACATTGACCATGTGTTTAATTGCCATTATTACATATCTACCACTTGTATATGGATTCATTTCTACTGTATCGCCTGGTCTCTGTACCGGTGATGAAAATGTTATGATATCTCCTGCATTAAGTATTGTGTTACCATATACTAATAATGATAAGTTCATATTACGCATTGCCTGTCTTTGGTGCGTCATCATAGGTAATAACTCACTTGATGGTGTAAATTCATAGTCATTATGTACTTTACTTGTCTCTGTCACCACCATTGTTTTAGCTTCTGATAATTCTGTTAATGATTTATTTGTGTCTGCAAACTTAACGCCTTTACCTTTTCCGTCTTGTGGATATAATAGACCTGCGTCTTCAAATATACTACCTGCCATCTCTGTATGTGCCTGATTTGGTCCTATATCATTGTAATCATATGTTGTAGTCTTAATTGTTTTATTAAATGCGTCATGTGTGGTCACTTTATTAGCATAGAAACCATTTTGTATATTGTCTAATGTATCAACAGGTTTGTCAAACTCATATTTAATTACTGTTGATAATCTTCTCTCTAAATCTTTTATCTCTGGTCGTTTTTGGTCTTCCGTAATAGAGGTAATCATTGACATAAACTTCCACTTTGGTTGTGTCTCTGTCAATTGTCCATCTATTCCCATCATTGACTCTAAACTTCTAAAGTGAAACGCCTCACTTGTCTCAAAGAATTTATATCCTGCGTTTAATCTAAACTTCTTACTCTTTGCCTGACTACACAAGAAATTAATTGCCTCGTATGGTTTTAAATTTGGTATTACATACTTGGCATTGGTAGATGTTGGTTCAAAGTAAAATGGTTTTTTAGATTTTAATTTGTTTCTTACTATATCTAATACTGCGTCCTCTACAGGACCTGCATATGCTCTGGATATTCTTGTTGTATTATTATGATACATTTCAGGCGAACAAAAGAATATTTGATACAGTTGTGCTCTCTCATTTTGTGGGTCTTTTCTTACCTTATCAATCTTGTATATTTGTAACGGTACACCTGTGTCTTCGCTGTAGTCGTAACCTGTTGTGCCTGGTGAATTAAATTTTAGTGATAGTCTTTCAAGACCAATGATTGGTAATATACTTCTAATATCCTGCATATCATATACGATAGCAGAACCTACTATATTATTAAGTAAGATATCTTCAGCAATTTCAAAGTTATATAATATACCTCTGATATCTATTCTTCTTGGTAGTGAGTCATCTGCAAATCTATATGAAATAATATCTAGTTCAGTTAAATTATACTGACCTACTTTATCAAATACATCTCTATCGGTTTGTGCCATATCATTACTGCGCTATGAGTCTTCTAAACTCATCTATAAAATTATTAAGGTAGTTAGGTTGTAACAATTTAATTTGCCTCTTCTTATCTTGTAATCTTCTTTCGTACTCTACATTTGATACTGATTGAGCACCATCTGTAGTAGCATTAACTTCTACTTTATGTGAGAAATCTCCTGGACCCTCAGCTTTTAGTGTACCACTTGATTGTGTCTTCTCATAGTGATGTATGCCGGCAGGATTATCGTATTTGTCTTTTACATATTGTTGAAAGTTATACTCATCTAACGGCCAATCATAATATCTATTGACAATATTATTCATAATACACACAATCCAAAAATACTCTTGGTCGCCATAAACTTTGTATGCAACTGTTTCAGGTGAATCACCTTCTGGTACATCAAATCTATCAAATAAGGCAACATTGTTTGCTATCTTACTTCTAACTTTGACATTTCGCCATATATCGGTAACTTCTTTAGTGTTACTATTAACACCTGTTAAGTTATACTTGACGATAGGAAATTGGTTAAAATATGGCATTATGCTCCTTGTATAATATCATCTTTAGTTAAAATTCTGTCTTCTATAAAGCTAACTGACAATCTAGTGTGTACTGGTTGACCGTCATCAAAAAATCTTGGTTCACCGTCAGGTGCATAATCAACATCTACACTTTGACAATAACATGCTGATATTAAATTTAAATTAGAGTTTACTTCACCTCTATTCATATAACTAATTCTAAAATAGTTTGGTAGTTCAAATATAGCACCTGCGTCACCTTTTTTACCAGGCGATGAATTATATTTAAATATAGTTATGATATCTTGTACTGCTTTTGCTTCTTTCATATTTCTAGGCCAAAAATCAAATGTATATGAGAAACTTCTAAAGTCTGGTGAATCATAAAACTGTTCGTTTCTAGGATTTAAGGCATTACCACNNTGGATGTGAGTTGTATTTAAATATATGAATAATCTTTTTTACAATTTCTGCCTCATCTGCGTTTCTAGGCCAAAAGTCGAATGTATATGAGAATGTTCTCTGTTGTGGTGTATTGTAAAATGCTTCATTTCTAGGATTTATTGCAAGACCAATTCTTTTTAAACCAAATCTTACGGGGTCACCTGCACCTGCCATACTTACTAATTCACCTACTAATTTTTTACCTTGTCGTATTGCCATACCTGAAGCACCTGCTAATGCAGCCTTAATTTGTTCAGACGACATACTTGTACCGCCACCACCTGCCGGTCCACCACCTTGACCACCTATTTTATCAATACTTCCTTTGATTGCTTCTAAATCACCTGCAATACCGGCTGTATCTCCCTCATACGATTGAGAATAACTTGCCTTAATAGTATTTGGCATGTATATTGCAATAGCAGCTGTAGTAATTGATTTACTACTTGTTTTTGATGTAATTTTATCTCTCTTTTGTCTACCTGCTGTGTCTAGTAGACCACTCTTTTGTGGACTATATCCTAAAAAACCTGATTCAAATAGCATATAGTGACCAAGACCATTACTACCTAAATCTAATGGATATTGTACAGGATTAAATGATAATGGATTTTCAATCAGTTTTTGTGATGGTGAGTCATCAATATTAAATGGACTCTTCTTATTTAATTGAGCCGCCACTTTACCTGCGTCTTTAGCACTTGCCTTTTTTGTAAAGTTACCTATTGCGTTAGCAATAAAAGGTGTTGCTAGATTGTTGAGTGAATTTCTAAGCTTACTAAATGCCATGTATAAATAATCCTATTGTTAGTAATATTTATATAGGTTATAAGAGTGAAATGAGAAAGAGTTACAAAGGTCTATACAAACCAACCAATCCCAAGAAATATGTTGGTAATACCAATCAAATAGTATATCGTTCACTATTAGAGAGACGATTCATGCGTTATTGCGACTTGAATGAAGATATACAATTTTGGGCAAGTGAAGAATTACCAGTTAGATATTATAGTCCTCTTGATAAGAAATGGCATAGATACTTTCCAGATTTTGTTGTTAAGACTATTAACAATGAAAAGTTTATGATTGAGATTAAACCATCTCGTCAAGCAATCAAACCAAAACCACCTAAAAAGAAAACCAAATCATACATGCGTGAGAGTTTTGAGTATATCAAAAATCAGGCAAAATGGTCAGCCGCTAAAGTGTATTGTGAAGATAATGGTATGAAGTTTAAAATTATTACAGAAAAAGACCTAGGTCAATATTAAGTTAAACCAACTGCGTTCTTTTCAAAGTATGGGTCAATACCTGTATCTAATTTACCTGAATGAACATCTGTGTTACTAGCTATAGAGCTATTACTTGTGTTGAAATTATTATTAGTTACATTAATTGGTTGTTCTTTACTCTCTTTTACAGGTGGTAAATCTGCCATTTTAATTTTAGGTGCAACAGACCTTTCTTCTTTTAGTTGTTCACTTGCTGTAGGACTATCTCCTAAAGCTATCATATCAGTTGCTTTTTGTAGACCATCTAAAGTCATCATATCAGTCAAATTAGAATTACCAAAAATTAATCTTGGATTGTCACTCGGTCCATTTTGTTTGGCAGCTATCAAAGTTTGCTCTATATTTAATGGTAAACCTCTTGCTTTGGCGTAAGCGTTTATTTTATCTTTATTTTCTTGTAATTGTGTAACAATACTTTTAGCTTGAGGTGTATCATCTTTTGCTAATTCTTCACTACCTTTTGCTATTTCTGTATCTGTTGGTGTGGTATCAAACTTAACTTTGTTTTTAATAAAATCTGGTAATGGTAAACTATCAATAATACCATTGATTGCGTTTTTAATAGAATCACCAATGCCTGAAAAGAAATCTATAATAGGGTCAAACATACTTGTTACAAAACTCATAATTCTATCTGGTATTCCCACTACAAAATTTTTAACTGCTGTAACTGCGTCTGCAATAGCATTATAAACAGTATCAAATATGTCACTAACAAACTGTAACATGCCATTGATATCACTAGTTATTTGTTTCTTTGCATTTTCATATGCTGTAACAAAGAAATTTACAACACTATTATATAATCCACCAAACCAATCTTTAATGCCTTGTACAGTATCGTTTATAGATTTTACAATACCATCATATATGTCAACAAAAAAATCACCAACTGCTTTTGCTAATGGCGATAATATTTTAATTACCTGTATAAACATTGCTTTTGGTATTGCAATTATAAAATCAAATATGCCACCAAATATAGAAGCTAATCCACCTAAAATATCACCATTAAACATTTGTGTAAAACCATCTACAACTTTTGTTACTGCGTCTATAACAAATGATAATGCTCTACCAACACCTTCTAAAAGATTTTTAATTAAAAAATCACCAACATCTTTTAAAAAATCCATAAGAGGTTGTAATTTTACAATTAATACTTTTATTTTATCTATGGCAGGTGCCAATGCAGCTGCTATCTCATCTGCGTATTTGTAAATTAATGTGAAACCTAATATTAATGCACCGAGAGGACCAAATTTACCAAATAGTTTTACTAAAATACCACCTTTACTAAAGATTGCCAATATAGGCGCAAACATTTTTTTAAAGAAACCTGCTCCAGGTATTGCACCTAGAAATGCAAACATACCACCTTGTTTTTTATCTTCTTCAGGTACTTCAATGCCAGCTGAACCAGCAGGTAAACTTGTGTCTTTTTCTTTTTCTAATTCAGTTGCGTCTTCTCTTGCTCTTCTATCTTGTAGTTTGTCAAGACCAAGTGTTTCTTTCATAGTTTTACCTATGTCACTAATACCTCTTAAAGTCTTAACTTGTATGTCTCTGATTTGTTCAAGTATCTGCATTGAGCTATCAGTAGATTCAGCAAGAAGAGTAGTACCAGAGGCAGCTACTAATGCATTACCAACAACTTTTTGTTGTTCTTCTACTATTGATAGAGCAGTTCCTAATTTTTGGTCTTCGTCAGCCATTATTTTTTACTCTTACTT